TTATCCTGGTAGCTTTTTACTTAATTTTCCGGGAAATTGCCGCAGCCAGCGTGCCACGGCGATATCATCCCATTCGCCTTCATTCAGGCTTTTTAAGCAATGCCACAGTTCATGAAAATTTTGGGCCGTGATGATCAAACAACCAGGCATCACTCTGATTTTTAACGGATCATTAATAGAGAACCCGGCTTCCAGCAGCCATTTTCCGCTTAAATTGATGGCAGGGATCGTGCGGTTAACCCCCTTGGGGCGGTAAACCACTTTCTGATAACGTTCCGGTTGGGAAATTTTGTAAATGCGAGTGCCTGCAGTAGAATGCGCGTTAGCCATAAGAACTAGTCCTGTAGTTGTTGTGGTTAGCGGTTTTATCGTGTTTCCAGCACGTTAAAGCCGCGTCTAAATTTTCACCGCCACTCTATCCCCCGCCCAAATAACATGCCACTGACAAAAATGACCTTTGCAAAACGGCTCGCAAAATAACGACAGCGAATGTATTCCATTTCTATTGACTATCGGCTCGGAATAGCTGCCTCATACCGGACATCAAAGAGTGGTAAAACCAACAGCCGTATTACCCGCCGCCATTTGGGAAAATGGCAAAGTGAACAAACTTTGCACTATTATTTATAATGTAGTAATGTACCTATATAGCTAATTTAAGCAGGAGGTACAACCATGACTATCACCACTCTCTCCAGCCGGGAGCTGAACCAGGATGTGACCCGCGCGAAGAAAGCAACCAAAAATGGCCCGGTATTCATCACTGATCGCGGCAAGCCTGCGCATGTGCTGTTGAGCATCGAAGAATACCGTCTGCTAACAAAGCAGCATCGCAACATTGCCGATTCGCTGGCGATGCCGGGCGTTGCGGACATTGAGTTTGAACCCCAGCCCGTGACTATCGGCACTCGTCCGGCTGATTTCTCATGATGTATGTACTCGATACCAATGTCGTGTCCGAGCTACGAAAAATTCGCGCTGGGAAGGCTGATCCGAACGTAGCGGCATGGGCTGAAAAAGTTGATGCCGCCGATCTCTTTGTGTCCGCCATCACCATCATGGAATTAGAACTTGGCATTTTATTGATTGAGCGTAAGGACGCCACACAGGGGGCTATACTGCGGGCGTGGCTGGAGCAACATGTCTTACCGGAGTTCTCTGAACGAACCTTGCCTGTCGATACAGCCGTAGCACAACGCTGCGCCCGATTGCACGTACCAGACAGATGCAGCGAGCGTGATGCGCTGATTGCGGCGACAGCGCTCGTGCATGGTATGACGGTAGTCACGCGTAACGTAGCCGATTTTCAGTCCTCAGGGGTGACGCTCCTCAACCCATGGGAGCCGAACCCATAATGATACTCGGAGACTATCGTTAGCAGATTACCGTGTGCGTTGCTGAAGATCTTTCAGCATGTCATGCAATTTCTCAATGGCCTGCGCATTCTCTGCAGCGGATTGCTTGTGACGCGTATCGACTCTGGCCTGTTCAGCAAGCTGTTCCTGCAAGCACCGCCCGGTTTCGGCATCCAGAAAATGATCCCGACTGGCTTCCACTATCCAGCCGGTATCATTGGATGCGTGGCCACTGACCAGAGACGTCCACGCTGAAGCATGACCTGATTTGTCCACCAGCCGTGCCCGAAAGTACAGTTTCTCCCCGGCTGTCAGCCCCTGCAACGTGTGGGTGCGTTGCGGATAGGCAATATCAGCGAACTGCAACGTGTCATCATCTTCTCCGCTTTTGTTGTAGCCAATTTCCGTTTTCAGCAGAATATCGGCCGGATTAGCAAAATCCCAGTCCAACCGAATACCAAAAAGTAGCGGCGTGGTTTGGAAGGACTGCGGTTCCGATGGCGGCCTTGTGTATCTTTCCAGCAGGGTATCCCGTGTGGTCGTCCAAAGACTGGAGATTGCCGCGGCATTCATCGCCCTGACCCGTGCCTCATAACGACCCTCATCGACGTTCGGCACCTCAAGACGCCGGGCGGTCGTCCGGGGCGCGGTTATCCAGTTGCCGTTGTCTTTACGCCATTCGACGTCATAGGCCACGGCACTGTCGGCGGCATCCCATGTGATTTGCAACGTTGCAGTGATTATACCCTGATTGATTGCCGTATCACTGTCGATACGGACATGCTTCGGCGCGGGCTGAACACTGGGTGGAAGAGTAGCCACGGGGCGTTCGTCAATACGGGTGTTCCTGTCGATAAGCGCATACTTGTCTGGGTTATGCTCAACTGCCGTAATCTCAAACGAGACACCGTCTTCCCCTGCTTTGATACCCATCACCCGGAAAGGGTGTTCCACGCTATAGCTGGATTCAATGGACCAGACGGCCCCCGCCTCCGGGAGATCTGAATAAGCATAGCCACCGCTACTCACGGAAACGTCCTGTCCGTTGATCGCGGTAATGAGATCCTTTCCTGTTTTACCGGAAGGCAGGTTGACGACCAACCAGTCCCCCGATTTTGCTGATGGCACCCGATCCAACGTGAGCATATATCGCCTCGGCACAGCCTGAATACGCCCACTTCTGCCGGCTCCTGACAGCAGATTATCCGATATGCCGATAAGGTAACCCGGCAGAGGAATACGCCCCTCCAGTCCAACAGTGAAGGTGACGGTCCGGTCGTGTTCATTGGTATACAGTACCCATTTTCCACGCCGGATAGCTTCACTCTGGCGGGTACAACCAATGGCGGTAATATCGGCCTGCCGGATACCATAGCGACGTATCAGGCGATGCTCAAACACCGGTTCGATCGCATCCTGATAGCCGTTCTGCGGATCAGACCAACTCACCATCGCCGTAGAATAATGGGTTTTCTCACTGGCACTGGCATAGGTGAATTTACCGTCACGTACATTGGCCCCCGTAAAGAGATAATCCCTGTCACGGGGCATATCCGCCAGCACGTTCATGTTATTATTGGCCCAGAACGTCATCCCCCGGAAGATCCCCGCAATATCACGCAACACAACCCAGGCGTCTTCCTGTGACTGAATATACACATTGCAGGTAAAACGGGGCTCTTCGCCACCTTCACCATCCGACACCATCTGATCACAATATTGTGCGATGGTGTACAGATCCCATTTTGCCAGAGTCAGGTTTTCCGCTTTCACCCGGATGCCGATACTGAATCGGTCATTGATCATCAGGTCGTACAGCACCCAGGCCGGATTGTCACTCCATGCCCATTTGAAGGTGCCGTCCCAACTACCATAATAGCGGCGGCTGTCCGGGTTATAATTGGCGGGCACGCGGATGATGCGCATCTTCGGCTCACAGGTGATTTGCGGGATATTGCGGAACTGTTTGGCATCAAACTGAATAAATAACAGGGCCGTTTCCGGGTAGCTTAATTTAGCGTCGATCACCTCAGTAATGGCTTCCACTACCATGGCATCCGCGATCCGGTTGCTGTTTTGTTTTGGCGTCAACCGCCGAAGGCGCACCTGCCAGCCCGAATAAGCAGCGGGTAAATCTACCCGATGGGAACGTTCATATTTGGTGGTAGTTTTGCCATCAACAGCGGTTTTCAGGATTTCCTTGAAAGCGCCGCCATCAGTGGCAAGGTCAATGGCATAGTCAATGCGATAACCCACCGTGTCTCCGTTCTCTTTTTGCTGCTGCAACTGGGGCCACGATAACCGCAGGCGAACCGCTGACAGTTGGGTATTGGTGACCGTCGTGACCCACGAGTTGACCAGTTCAGCACTCACCGTTCGGGCATTTTCGACCGCCGGCATACCGGGAATATAGGCCTGATGGGGCGTACCGGGACGGAATTCCCATTTGACCCCTTCAAAATTAGGCGAGCCATCGGCACCGATAAGTGGCGTGTTATCCAGAAAAATACGTCGGCCATCCAGCTCGCCGGCAAATTCGCCTTCACCGAGGGCAAGAAGGATCTTGGTATAGGAAGTGGATTGCAGCGAGTCCGGTGCTTCCACCGGCGTGCGTGGCTGCTGGCGTCCGCCTTTATTACCCAAAATGGGCTGCTTTTCCATACTTCATCCTCAGCACGTTATTGTTGGTCTTCAGCATAGATACCGGCTGAAATAATAGCGCCACCAATGCGGCGTCTGCCGTAGCCAATAGGTACGGGATTGCCCTGCGCAACCGTATTCACCGGTCCCCCGAACGCATAGGAGGGCTTGTTATCGGGATCTTCGCGCCGGGCCAGTCCGCCCGGCATCGGTGAGAGCATTTGCACCACGCCACCCAACATCATCCCCACCCCGGACATGACCATCGGCGCACCAAACGGGGTTGCCCACAAGAACGTGCCGGCCACCACCATGACCGCGCCCAGAATAGTCTGAAAGACACCGGCATTTTTGCTGCCGATAATCATTGGCGCAATGCGGATATCGTCCTGTCCGGAAAACACCAGCTCTTCCCGGCTGATATTACGTTTTCCGTTAAACACGGCAAAGGTCAGCCCCTGCTCTTTGGCAGTCAGCAGGAAGCGTTCAAACCCTTTCATCAGCACGGATAATGCCCGGATTGCTTCCTGCGGGGTAGAGACAGCCAGTTGATGCACTCGGCCGAACTGAGTCCCCAGTACACCGTAAAGCCGCACGGTGCGTAATGTGTTCATGATGTGACTCCCCTAAACAAAAAATCCGCCGAAACGGATGCGTGACGCAAGGTTATGATGGTGCGTTCCTGCCAGTAGCCATGATAGGGTTCGCGCTTACTGAGCTGCCCGTACAGATGGTGTAACATCAGGCCGTCACCCAGATAAACACCGGCATGGTTGGGTTCATTGGCCTGTACCTGCATAATGATCACATCCCCTGCCTGTAATTCACCGCTACACGCGACAAATCCGGCAGCGGCATACTGTTTCATATACAGATTTTCTCCCCGATCCCACCAGCCATCGGTACGTTCAAAATCAGGGAGTTCAAGAGTTCGTTCCAGTTTGTACCAATCACTCACGATGGCATAACAATCCCAAATACCGTGCACGAACGGGCGACCTATTAATGGCTTAATGCCTGCCATGGGCATCAGAGTACGGATATCCCCTTCCGGCCATGAAACAATCACCCATGGCGTTTGTGACAGATCACATTGGGCTATATCCAACGGGCTCGGTTGTGTCGTCGCATCGGGGTGGCTGTGGACAATGGCAACAATCGTGCCTTGGTCTTCGGCAACAGTATAATCCTCCGGGTGAATACGGAACTGTTCCGTGGATGACGGTGCGGTATTGCGACAGGGAAGATAGTGCTGTCGGCGACGCTGCTGAATGATCAGCCCGCAGCATTCATCCGGGTAGGCGGCTTGGGCATGCGCCATAATGGCGCGGGTGGTCGATTTTCTCAGTATTGTCATAGTTAGCGCCTCAGTAAAGCCGAACCGGGAAACCCGCCAAAGGGCAATTGCTCTGTGTCACCAAAACGTTTTTTACAATCGCTCATTAATCCCCCACAGGCATCAGAGGCCGGATCATCAGTCGGCTTGCCTCTTTCATTAAAATAACGGGTGCCGGTATAGCCACACGGTGACTGGCGATACTGTCCACGGATGCACCATGTACACAGGCTGTGAATTTGCCGGGTCGGAATTTTAATTCCCTGTAAATCGGCGGGAGAAGAGAGCGAAAACTGGATGCTTTCGTTATCTTCCTGAGTTTTGCTGTCGATGTAGAAAACATCGATTTTTTCCTGTTTCGGATCAGCTTGCGGGTTGCCGTCAGGGAAATTACGCGCATCCAGATAATGCGTAAAGGTCATGCGGATCGTGACACGCGCTTGCACCATGTTTTGGTAAGCCAAACACAATGCACTGAGCGTGCCGTCCAGATTGGCCACATTGAGAGTAGGAGATACCGCCCTTCCATCACTGGTCACTTCCAGCCCTTCAATGCTGACGGGCCACGGTTTGTATTCTACACCCTGCCACCAGAGAGATTTCACCGGTAAGTTCCCGCTATTTTCCAGCTCAGCCTCGGTATAAGGGATAGGATGATTGTGAAAGTACAAGACAGGCCCGCCAAATACCGAGCCATCGACAGCCAATAAGACAATTTTACTTCCCGGCTCAAGCCGCTGAAGTGTTGCATTCATGGTCATGATGAAATCCCTTACGGATGATAGATACGGGTGAAGGTCACGGAGAGCGTGAAATAAACGCCATTGGCCTGAACAGTGAATTTTCCTGCCTGATACAATCCCGGTTCAGAGAGCGGATTACGCCATTTAAATGCGCGCCAGCCCTGATGCTCACGCAAAAAAGCGATAATCGGCTGGATATCAGACAGTGTCCCGACAAAAGACAAGGGCCAATTTTCGCGCTGCGCGTTGATCCCATCGCCGGATGTCTGCTTATAACCATCACCGAATTGGACAGCACGTACAATCGGCTCAAACTCGCCACTCGCGCCTATCCTTACAGGAAAATCAAAGGTTTTTATCATCATCGGCCTCCTTTAATCGCAGCACTGAGTTCACCACCTTGACTCAGACTTTTATGCAGCAAAAATTTGAATCGCTGATCGACAAATTTCGCGATGTCCTGCCCCGCAGACTCGGCACCACTCGATGTTTTCGTGTCATGAGTCCCCTCGGAATGGATCACAATATGGACGGAGTTAAAGGTCTGGTTGCCCGTACTACCTGTGGCCTGAACCCCCAGCTTGCCGTCAGCACCCCGTTTTAAAGGTAAGATCGCTTCTGGGCCGGCTTCCCCCATCACCCCACCGCCTTTGGCAAAAGCAAACAGAGTCGGTTGACTGACAATCTGCCCGCTGTACTGACTTAAATCCTCAGATTGATAAACGCCGCCTTTCGCATTCATGATGGGACTCTTCCAGACATCCGGGGTCATTGTTGTGCCAGAACCCATCAAAGACAGGCCGCCTCCCGCCGAAGACAATGCGCTGGCACCCATGCTTCCCATAGCACCCCCAAAGAAACCGAAGAGGGCTTTGGTGATCAATGCCTGTACTGCAATACGAACCAGATCCTGAATAATAGATTGCGCCAGTGAGGCCGACAGTTCCCGCATGGATTCTGAAAAGGATTTTGTGCCCGTCAACATGCCGGTTAACGCACTCCCCGTACGTTGCTCGACCACATCCAGCAGATCCATCTGCATTTTCTGGAAATCCCCTTGCGAGGCGTATAAATCTTTAGCGACAGCCAATTGCGCGCCGTTAGAACGATAAGCGGCAGCAGTCATTAACTGTTCATGACGTTCCTTGCTGATAAGGCCATTGCGGTAATAGCTGTCATAGAGCGCTTGTTGCTCAGTCAGCTGATTTTGCAGTTGCACAACCGGATCGACCTCCCCCGCCCTATCCAGATACGGGGCGGCAATTTGCTTTGCCTGTTCCGCTAATTTGTCTTTCATCGACGTTTGATACAGCGTTTTACTGGCGGACAGGTATTCCTGTTCGGTTAATAACCGTTCGTTATACAGCGCTTTCAGTTCTGCACTGGCGTCTCTTTCCTGCCGGATCAATGCGGCTGCCGGAGCATATTTTTCTGCCAGTTCCAGCCGCTGTTTTTGGTGATTTTCAGCATTGAGTACTTTTAAGCGTTGAAGCTCACTTTCCGAAGCCATACCCGATTTGCCGACTTCATGGATTTTACCCAGCATTTCTTTCTCGCTGAATCGGATGCGATCCAGGCTGATGGCATGGGTCTGCTCAATTTCCTTGCGTAACTGCTGATAAAGGTTAAGTAGTTGTTTGCCTTGTTTCTCTTCTTTGATGAGATCCTGGCCTGTCCACGGATTACCCGTGCCGTTCCCCTCGTATTTTGGCGGCTCAGACGGTGGCTGGTCAAAGATACCCGCTACCGATGTTGCCTGCAGGTTTTTCTTTCTGGCGGTTTTATTTTCTATCCCTTTTAGAACATCTTCTCGCCGACTGAGTAATACCCGACCTTGCTTTTCAACTGCTTTCGGGTCTTCATAAAGAAAACTCAAGAACCCTTTTTGACGATTTTGTAATCGCTTGATTCGGGTTTGAGAATACCGTTCCAGTTGGCTATCAATCTGCTTGAGTTCTTCTTTCAGTTGGTTGATATCATCGTCAGTTTTATCAAGCTCGACGTCCACCTTAATTCTGGAAAGACGTTGCAGTCCAGCCACCGTTTCAACGGTTTCATCCTTTAAGTGCCGCAACCCCTCTCTGGCTTGAACGCTATGGTTATATAATCCATACAAGGCTGAACCCGCCAACATCGCTGCACCAAATGGCCCACCAATCATGGCAAGTGCGCCACGGGCAACTCCCCCGGCGGCAGATAATGCCCGATAGGAATAAGAAAGCCGGCGGTTAGCCGCTTCAAGTTGCCCGGTTGCCTGTGTTTGCAATTTGAGAGCTTCAGTTTCCTGCCGGATCAGGGTTCTTTTTTCTTTTGCGTAATTGACGGAAAGACCGTGCAAACGGTTTGTTCTTTCCAGATATTGAATGTGCCTGCCCTGTGCTTCCGTTGAACGCAGCGTGGCATTGGCCTGTTCAATTGTCCGTTTTGCGGTTTCTGCCTGCTGTTTAGCAACATCACGAGCTGCTTTTTCGGTGGCGCGCCATGCCATCATATTTTCACGTAATCCCGCAGTCAGCTTAGTCGCCATCACAGGAATTAACGTATGCAATGCCACACTGGCAACCAGATTAAAGTTTTCGGACAACGCATTAATCGCATTGGTTGCCCCCTGCACCCCGGTACGTAATGAGCCGTCAGCACTCTGCCCGATTTTCAAAGCCATGCCTTCAAAGGCACTCATCAGCACATCCAGATCAGCCCCAAGGTTATTAGCACGCGCACTGACCTGTTCATAAGCGACCTGCGTTCCGGTCAGAGCTTGGGTCAGTTCTTCCAGTTTTTCCCGCCCGGTGACTAAATTAGACGCCGCACTGACATTCGCCCGCCCGAATAATTTCACCGCCTGTGCGGTCGAGAGGTTTTTGCCCGTCAGGGATCCCAATGCCGACGACAGACCAACAACCGAAGGTTTCAGATTTTTGTCTGTCGAGCGTTCCAGCGCCAGTATCACGTTACGAATGGCAGTGCCTGCCTCGCCGCCTTTAATGCCACGTTCCGCCAGTATCTGGATAGCTGCGCCTAACTCTTCAAAGCTGATCCCTGCCTGTGCCGCTGCGGTGCCACCATTTTTAATGGCCTGCGCCGTTTCGTTAATTTCGGAAGAACCGTATTTCGCCCCAGCCGCCAGTATGTTAATAAAGCGGTCAGCCTGTTCTGCACTGGCACCGAACTGATTAAGCGATAACGCCAATGCACGAGTCGCATCCGGTAAATCAATACCGGATGCCTGCGCCAGTATCACCGCTTTCTCGGTTGCCAACGTCAGTGCCTCGGTACTTTTCAGCAGTTCTGGCTTTGCTGAGGCCATCAGCTTAAACGCCTCAGCAATGCGGGTTGCGCCGAATTCCGTGGTACGTCCAATCCGTTGGGCGTTTTCATCCAGTTTCTTTAACTGCTCGCCTGTTGCACCAGTAATGGCGGACAGGTCAGATAACGCCTGCCCGTATTTACGGGTATGGGAGATAACCGTATTCAGTGAAAAGCCGGTGCCTGCCAGTAACGCCAGTTGCCCGGAAACGGATTTAATATGTGATGCCAGTGAACTGTAGGTCTTTTTCAGTTTCTTGGCATCCAATCCCGCCTTATCCGTAAAACGTTCTGATTCCCGCCCGGCATAACGATAGGCATCCATGATCCGGGATTTAAACGCGGTGGCATTAACCAGCAAGCCGACCGTCAATGTCGATAAATTAGCCATAACTTAACCCAATAATTTCATGACAGCATCACACTGTGCCCGGACCGTATCACACGGAGCAGATACGGATGCAGCAGGCGGACTGTCTGGCTGTTGGCGGTTTTTCAGTCGGTAATAGACCTGCCACTCGTTGAGCGTGGACGCAGGCAAGGACAAGATACGATAAGGGTCGATTTCACCGAGCTGTTCAGCTAACGTGAAGGCAAAATGCAGCCACGGCGAGTAGATTAGTTTTTTTCGGCCTCCTCCAGTGTGCCGATGGAATGACGCTTCACGGTCTGGATGGCTTCAATCAGGGTGGCGTTATCATGGACGATCATCAATTCCTCTGCGGTGGGCAGATAATCGGCGGGAATAGATTTACCCTTATCATCCACCAGACAATCCAATACCATCTGAACATTCAGGCGGGAGGCCCCACGCCCGTCTCCCGCTTCACTCAGCTTTTCAGCTTTTTCTTCCAGCTCCAGCAGTTCTAGTGCCGTCATCCGGCGCAGGTTGATTTGAGTACCGAACAGTTCCACCACTTTAATCTGCGGACGCGGAGTGAGTAAGGCCGCTTTCAGTGCTTTCATTGGGTCACTCCTGTTTTGATGTCTGCGATACCCCAAACAAGGTTGTTTTGTTTGCCTTTGACGGTCATCTGGATCACTTCATTCGCCGGGGCGTTAATGTCGTTCATTTCCCAGCCGGAAAGCGCCAGTACCATCGTGGCAGTACGTTTATTCGGCAGAGCGATGTAAAACTGCACGGTTTCGCGCTTTTCAGCCGCGTTCAGGAAAGAGACGAAATTTTCGTTCGCCGGATCATCAATAAAACCGAGGGATTTTTCCGGGCCTTCCGGCATATCGGAGATAAACTGCTTATTGGTATCCATCAGGGTGGTGCAGTCGACAAAACTGCCGGTCAGCCCTGTTGCACCCAGTGTCTTACAGTTAATTAACGGTTTCATTTGCGTCACGCTATCGCCCGGTTTGCCGAACTTCACCAAAGTACCTACCGGCAATACAGCGTATTCAGGGGACGTTGCCATGATGTTTTACTCCAATCTTATTGGTTGTAACCGTCCAGTGCATCACGGATTTCCCGCGCCAGCACGTTTAAAACGGCCTGTTTGTTGTAATCCAGCGCCGGACGGATAAACGGTTTTGGCACTTGTTTGATGGTGCCCATTTCCTGCGCCAGTGCTTTCATGCGGTGTGTTTTCGCCGGGCCAACCGTGATCATCACGTCCCCCTGATATTTCGTGGATTTTGTGGTGCGGATAAGGATATTATCCCGCAGATGCGCGGCGTTGCTTTTCTTGTCATAACCGGCATGAGCCTGCATATCTTCCTGTACAATCTGCATCGCAACTTTACCGGCTTTTCGCATCATGTCAGTCTGGAGAGTGGTATCCAGCGCCTGCAATTTGCGTCCCAGCTCTGCCCATCCCGTCGTTTGTGCTGTGATCATGCCGGATTCTCCGTGTAAGTGATGATAAAGTCCCGTGTGATACGGTAACGCTTGCGATTTCCGGTCAGCTCTTCCGCCTCCTGATGCAAGAGCCCGCGTGAAACAGTTTGCACCGGATAACCACCGAGCAGGCCATGCTGCACGGATTCCCATGCGGAACGGATTTTCGCTTCCAGCCTCAGGGCCTGGGTGTAATCATTCAGCACCATAATGCTGATTTGGAAGCGCGCTTCGATTAACGGCGAAGCCACCAGCCCGATATTAAATCGGGGATCGCTGATGCGCTGATAGGTCACTCCCTCTAATACCGTCGAGGGCAATATCAACGGATAAACCGGCAGGCTCGTTAACCGTTCTAAATCGGCTTTAAGTTCAGATTCAATCATGACGCACATCTGCCTCCGTGGTAATCACTGCGCGGTCAGCAAGGTTGCGATCAATGGTGCGTACCGTGAACCTCCGCTCCTGATGTTCAATCAGCCAGCCCGGTTCGATATCACGCCGGGGCCTGACGGTAAATTGCTGTACCTCGACCACCTGTTGTTGGTCAGCAGTACGGATCTTTCGGTTTGACAGGGCTTCGGCTTTCGCCCAGACGGTGGCAACATCATGATGACTGATCATTTCTGAACCCAGTTCATCACGACTGCTCACCGGACGAAGTAACCGGATGCGATAACGCAGTTCCCCTGCTTTCATGTGGTTCTCCTATAACGGAATAAAACGATAGGGTTCCAGCAATGCCTGAAAGCCCATCGGTAATGACTGGGCCTCCCGGTTGTCGTACCAGAACCCTACAATTAACATAATCGCCAGTGCCACATCGTCGATAACGAGCAGACCATCAGGATCATCCTCCGGCACTGCGTTCTCATACAGGCGACGGTTCAGGTAGCTTTCTGCCCGTTTGATGGCCGCGCGGGAATACGTGTTTAATAAATCATCTTCGGCGGGGTTATCACTGTCGATACGGCACTGCTGCCGAAGCAGATCAAGCGTGGGAAAAGGCATGTACTCTCCTGATAATAAGGTGGTTAGGCCTTACCTTCTGCTACTTTCAGCAGTTTCACTGCGTTGCTGTCCACCAGCAGAGAACCCACCCGTTTAGTGGTGTAGAAGTGAATAAACGGTTTGTGCGTGTACGGATCACGTAACATACGCACCCCGAGGCGATCCAAAATGGTGTAGCAGCGTTTGAAGTTACCGAACGCCATCGGCACGGCACCTGTGCTCAAATCAGCAAACTGCTCGTTTTCCGCGATACCGTAACCCAGCAGAGAAGACGGTTGCCCCAGTTGCAGACCCGGCTGCCACAGATAGTTGCCCTGACTGTCTTTCAGAGTGCGTACCTGAAACAGCATTTTGTTGTTCATCATGAACTTTGCTCCGGTGCGGTACGGTTTACGCAGGGTGTAGATCAGTTGCATGACTTCATCCGCGGTCACCTCGGTCGCTTTTTTCAGCATCAGATGCTGTAACTTACCCCATTTACGGTCTTTGTCTTCCTGCACATCACTGCCGTAGGCCAGCAAACCTTTCGGTTTATTTTTGCCGTCACCGTGGGTAAAAGCACTCTCCTCCTGCTCAGCAAACTCTTGTGTCAGTTCAGATGAGATAAAGGCTTCCACATCGAAAAAGGCATCATCCAGCATGGTCTGGGTCGCGGCAGGATTGCCGTAAATCTCGCCCCATGTCGGTTCGATTGGCGTCAGCTTCGGCGTTTTAGTTTCCGGGCGCTCATCGGTTTCGCCCACCCAGCCGCTGTTAGCACCACCCTGATTCACCAGCCGCTTGAAGTTCGGGCTGCCTACGGAGACCACGTTACACTCCGCCCGCATCACCACTTCCTCTTTCAACGCGCTGATAATATTGCGATCCAACGCCTCCGGGACGGCATAGCCTCCTTCAGGATCGGCAGTGGTCTGCATCGCTTTTTGCTCCAACTCTGACAAACCGTCTTCTTTGCCCTTGCGGATAAACTGGGCAAACGCCGCTTTGTGCTCGCTCACCGCTGGCGTATTGCTGCCGCCTGCCGGACGTTTCAGCCCCGCCAGCTCCTCTTCCAGCGCGGATTTCAAGCTGTCCAGCTCAGACAGTTTGCCATTCAGGGTATCCACCTGCTCGGACAACTTACCTTTCTGAGCTTCGATTGCCTCAATACGCTGATCGTTCTTCTGTCTGAATTCATCGAAACGCTGCTGAATTTCCTGCGCAACCTGTTGTACATCTTTGACTTCAATAGCCATCAAAAACTCCGGTTAGTTAAAATGTAATGATTCCAGTGCAGTTAATGCCGAGACGGTCTCAGCATCACGCAAAGACAAGGCTCCGTAGCCCTCCTCCATAAAGACCCTGGCCTGAGAGCGGGAGAGTCCAACATCGCGCAGGACCCGTTCAATACGACTGGGATTGGGGATATCACCTCGGGCAAAGGCCGATTTCACGTTGCTCACCCGGGCATCCTCGTTGGCGGGAAAGGTCACTAGGCTCACTTCCCATAAATCGAGATCTTTCAGTAAAAAAGCCTCTTTTGTCCGGTCATATTCCCAGTCTTTCAGGATGTAGCCGATAGACAGACCGGAGAGTGATCCTGCTTTCATATGGGCATGGGCACGTTTTGCCAGCGGATCGTCATCAATCAACAGTCGCCCTTTGAGATACAGCCCTGTCTCGTCTTCTTTCATTTCGGTATAGATACCGATGGGTTCATCCATTCGGTGCTGCCAGAGCAGCGCAGGCAGGCCGCCTTTTTCGCCCCATTGCTTCAGCGTATTGGCAAAAGCGCCGGGTAAAACGATGTCGTTAGCGCTGTCTTTGAGTCCGAACACTGAGCCGTAACCCTCAAACTCACCGGAATCGCTGACCGATTTGATTCTCAGGGGCATATCAAGCCGTTGCTTGGTTATCATCGGCATGGGATTCTTCCTCTTTTGTCGGGGCTTGTTCGGGTTTCGTGGTCATGTTCATCGGCGTGAGATAAATATCACCGCCCTCGCGGGGATTGAGTTCTTCCAGCTCCCGGCATTCGTTCGGTGCATAAATGCCCCAGTTAATGCCGGTGGCATAGGCTTCAAAGCGGGATTTCATGTCCCCGCGTAGCAAAGCCCCGGTGTTGAACTTGGCATAAAACCGCCCCTGTTTAGTAGTTTTAACCAGCCCGGCATTGATACGCTGTTCAATGCGGGTGAGGTAAGGTACCAGCGAGTAATTAATAAACCCGATCCCCAGATTTTCGATGTTGTTAAAGGTGGCGCGGTCGGTGTTCTGCACCATATGCAACGGTACCCGGAAGATGCGGCAGATTTCCTCAAGCTGAAACTTGCGGGTTTCCAGAAACTGCGCATCCTCAGCCGATAAACTGATTTGATGCCATTTCAGCCCCATTTCCAGAATCATCGGCTTATGAGCGTTGACCAGCCCCTGATGACGGGCTTCAAAATCCGTTTTCAGCCGGTGATACGCCTCGTCTTTCAGTGCCTGATCCGTTTGCAGTACGCCACTGGTGACTGCCCCGTTACCGAATAACCGTGAACCGTGCTCTTCGGTCGCCAGTCCTAACCCTATCGCCTGCCGCGCATAGGCAATCGGACTTAACCCGGTCAGGCCATCCAGCGTAAAAATACGCACATGCCAGAGTTCATCCTGTGTCAGTGTCCGGTTTTCTCCGTTCGGAAAGGTCACCTGATATTTCGGCTGCCAGTCATTATTGAGTTTTGAGGTGACGCAGCCCGGATCGAGGGGCAGTAACTCCACCACTTCCCCAAGTACTTTTATTTTGTAAGCGTAGAAATTTCCCCGCAGACACAGACAGGCAATCAGCAGTTCCCAGAACTCCTGCGGAGTCATGTAGTTATTGGGTTTTACCGACAGCAGCTTATGCAGCCGTTCACGGGTTGCCCGTTTATTGCCGCGATCCAGTTGCTCATACAGCGAACAGGGCAGCATGCCGACCGATTCCGCCAACACCCGCACACAACTGAACACGGCGGTGAGCTGCATGGCTAACTGCGGACTGACCCGCCGTCCACTGTAAGAGTCATAAGACAGGCCGATCAGCTCACTTAAGTCACGGGAGGTCATGGGGTCGGCGGATTTGTAAAATAATCCGGGAAAAAACATCAGGTCTCCTTATCGGGTTTCTGGCTCAACATACGTGAGACCAGATACGACCAGCCGAGGCACAGGCTGCCGGCAACCATAAATCCTGCGGCCGGTAGCAGCAGCCATGCACCGTAAGACAGCAAAGTGCCGCCTGCCAGCCCAACCAACAGGGCAGCAATCATTAATCCTTTCATGAAAAAACCTCAGAGTGAGCGAACACCGTGGGAGATCAAATGATCTGAGAGACTGGGTTCTTCGTGCAAAATAGCCCGCCCCATCGCCATAATCAGCGCTACCGCGCCATCAATTTTGCTGTCTTTATGCTCTTTAATCGGGCGCACGATATCATCATTACCTCCCATCGTTTTCCCGACGACATTACCGATACACCACGACATGATCGGGTTACCGTCATGATGGAAACGCCCGGACTGGATGGCGGCCTCCAGCTCTTTCATCGGATCGCTCATATGAGTAAAATTCTGAGTAATGATGATGGGATTAATACCCTCGTCCGCCAGTGCGTGAGATAAGCCGGTTGCCCCAAAGGGATCAATCGGGGCTTCATTAACCGGGTTCAGGTGACAAGCGAGCTTGGCTTCTTCAAGAATGTAACGGTAATCGACTTCAGCGCCTTCTGTGACAGTCAGCATATCCATTTCCACCCACTTCTGAAAACGCTCGGCGCTGCGCCGATTTTCGTTCTGCTCCACACTGTATACAGTGTCGTATGGCACCCAGAAACGTGGGGCGATACTGTAGAAATGCCGTTTACCGTCTATTTCACGCGAAAAAAGCCGTGCCATACTGTTCATATCCAGCTTTCGGGCGAGATCAAAGGCCAGAAAACAGGGCTGACCCTCGCACTGCTCCAGCGTCAGTGAAGTATCTTCACACTGCTTCCAGCTCACCATATTGAAGTAAGCCTCCCGCGCAGACACCCAGATATTCAGGTGTTTGGTCTTGAATACGCTGGCTAAACGCGGGTTATTCAGGGCGCGTTGTTGCTGGCTCAGCAAAAAATCAGCATAGACCGAGACGCCCATATTGGGATTGGCTTTGCGTAATACGTCCGGTGAGGTCCAGTCATCGCCCTCGTCCACGGTATAGATCACGCCGAACAGCTCTTCATTGGGTACATTGCCGGACAGCATTTCAATCACTTCGCGCCGCTTGTCATAGCAAGGCCCTTCAATGTTGTAACCTGCCGTGGTGATCGCCCACATCAGCGGCTGACGCCGTGCCCCCATCCCCGTCAGCATGGTGGTATAAAGATCATCAGTATCGTGTTCATGATATTCGTCCACAATCGCACAACTGGGTGACTGCCCATCTCCGGGATTGCCGATCAGCGGCTCAAACCGGGCACCGTCTGCCGGGCGGTTCATATTGGAAGCATTCACTTCAATGCCGAATGCCTCAAGTAGCAGCGGAGTCCGCTTGCACATCAGGCGGGCAGGCCGGAACACTTCCCACGCCTGTTTCTCCGTAGTCGCGCCGGAATAGACTTCCGCGCCGAATTCGTCATCACAAGTAAAGCAATAGAGTGCCACCCCCGCTGAAATTGCGGATTTGCCATTTTTACGCGGAATTTCGGTATAGACTTCCCGAAAGCGGCGTAACCGGCTGCCTTTATGCACCCAGCCAAAGGCCGAGCAGACAATAAATAACTGCCACGGCTCCAGCGTGATCGGCATACGCTTAAACGCCCATTCTCCCTTGGTATGCGGCAGCAGCTGAATAAATTTTGCGGCACGTTCGGCCAAATCTTTATCGAACCGATACTTAAATGCTTTTGTCTTTTCCTGACTCACGTTGTCCAGATGGCGCTGGCAGGCCTCTTTGACATAACGCCCGGCCTCAATCTTGCCGCGTACCACATCACGGGCGTACTGGTTCGCGGCATTGACATTCAGATAAGCTTTGCGGCTCATGATGAAATCATCCTCATAAACGGGTTGTCCGTTTTGGCCTGTCCGGCCGCCCCAATCAGGCGCTGGCGGCTGCTGGGATCTAAACCTAGCATGGAACCGGTCGTATCCATTTCAGACTGTTGCTCTTTTTTGGCGGTCAGCTCTGGATTTTTAATCGGGCCGCCAGTTGCCCCGGTCACGGTATTGCCCTGCTGGGCAATATTCACCACAGCGTTGCGCCAGAATTGGTAAGCCACACACCAGCGTTCGAGCACCGCGAGGTCAGTCACGCACAGTAACCCCTGTGCGCATAACTCCTTGCTGGTTAGCTCCCACATCACCCCAGCCAGCGACATTTTACTCTCAGCAAACCAGTCCGGCGGTGAAACACTTATCAACGGGGTAAAAGTCGGTTCATCCCGGTTCAGCTTGCGTTTGCCCGGATTGCCTGCCAGTGCTTTGCGTGCCGTCGGCTTGGGGCGACGACCTGACTTGCCCGCCGTTCCGGCCATACACAGCACCTCCCGTGCTCAAAAACAGTGAAAGAGGGATAAAAGCATCCGATTTAAATTTCATTTTTCGCGGGTATGAAAAAAGACCCAAGGTGGCGGTCCTTGGGAGCAAGAGAGGTAGGGATTTGACCCGCCCCTCCCCCGATAACGATAACATCTACAATGATTGCCATTAGAAATTAATATTCACTCAACCTTTAGCGTAATCGCTCTGTCGCGGTCTTCTGTCGATGGCAGGATTCACACAATAACTGTAAGTTGCTTAACGCATCAGTGCCGCCGTGGGCTTTGGGTTGGATATGGTCAACCGTGGAGCCGGTGACCTCTCGCCCCCGCCGTAAGCAGTGCTGGCACAGGTGGTTATCCCGCTGTTTGACTCGTATCTTTAGCTTATCCCATTTGTTGCCGTAGCCACGGGCATGTCGGCTCTTACCCTGTTGGTGATATTGCCAGCCTATGTGCAGATGTTCAGTACAGTAACCACTGCGATCGGTAGTGGTTTTGGGGCAACCTGACTTGCGGCAGGCGCGAGGGATGCGGGGTGGCATATTCTGGCCTCCACATAGCAAAAAACCACCCGAAGGTGGTTTACTTGAATTCTATTAAACCTTTAGTCAGTTCTGGTAATACATCTAATAATACATCCCTTTCCATGCTTCCACAGATATAAGAGTAATGAAAAGGCATAAAGTTATTAAACTTATCCTTATATTTAGTTTCAAACTTGTTGGTTCCAGTTTTGCTAACCATTAATGCTATTTTTAATGATGCAAATTGGGTAAGCAATAAATCATAAGTACCATCAAGTTTGCTTAATTCAGTTGAGTATTGCATTCTTTCGTCACTTGTTATTATATCAGGGCATTTGTCAAGACAAGAGATATATTGCATCAGTGCAGTAGCCCATAGTTGTTCTTCCTTCACTATCAATTGATTTTTCCAAGCAGACGCGTTAAACAAAGCTACTAATACAGCGAAAAAAGTTGCAATTCCCGCAAACCAAGTACCAAACATTGCCCAATATGCCCATTTGGCTGATTGCTGTGCCGCTATCATGGCTTCAAAACTAATCAAATCTGTATCCATAAAGAACCTCATTAAGTGATCGTGAGGTTATTATCCTTGAAAAAAATTGGAACTTTCAATATGTTTTGTGACCTTGAGTTTTAACCTATTCAGAATAAATAACTACCTCGGTTTATATAATCCCCCACTGTTCAATATGGTGGGATAGCTATTAGTACAAACACTCCGTTTTGATGTAATCTTGTAAGTACTTGGTCTGCTGCACGTTCTCCACCATCATTCGGAGGAGATCGTAATAATTTTGTTTAGCTGACTCTGTAAGTTGTGGGGGCCCTGCATCGCCCACGCTGCCGGAGGAAGTGGTTTCTGACACAGGACAGGTGGCTTGGATGAGCAGTTTACGACGGCCAGCGGCAACATCAGCCCGAAGAGTGTCAATTTCAGTCTTGGCATTGGCAAGTTCCTGAGTGTGGCGGGTATCCAGTTCATGCAGTATTTCAATATGCGTGTTCTGGTAGTTAATAGTGTCAGTCAGTTGCTGGATTTCAGTTATTTGGTCGCTATTAATGCCGAGCTGTTTCTTATAGCCAGAGCGGTATAAGAAGGTAGCGGATGAGGAAATCATCAATGCAATAACAACGCCGGAGGTGAAATTGAACTTCATGATAAAAACATCTGGCGTTCAGATGCCCGACGATTATCCAGCCCACGCATGACCTTGCCTGCCACTTTATTCCAGCGGGAAAACTCTGCTGCTGCACCTGAATAATCACCTTGATTGAGTTTCTTCAATAAAGTGGAACCCGAAAAGTTACCACAGCCACAATTGAATATAAACGAGCATAGGGCATCGAACTGGCTTTGACTCAAAGGAACTTTAACCCATTGCTTTAATGTGATGTAAATAGGTTGGAGATCATCATGTAGGAATGCTTCGGCTTGCTGCTCTGTAATCACATCCCCTTTTTTAACCCCTTTTATATGGCCATAACCAATGGTCCAAGGCACGCCACCTGTTGCTGGATCAGGATAGGCTTTTCGTTTCAGGCCTTCATATTGTTTGATGCACTCAAGGCCTTTATCGCTGATTTCCATCAGAAGATGCTCCCGTTCTTTTCTCTGCCGCTTTACGCAGCCATTGGCCGATAAAGTCTGCCCCTAAATAACCCATCACCACACTGCCGATATAAGCTAAATCAGGATTCAGACCAAACAGATTTAATACATCACGAATGAACCAGGCAAACATGGCACATATAAAGGCATCGATAGATACTTTTAACCAACCTACACCATTATAGCGACCTCGGAGAAATGCCATTGTTCCGGCGAGTACCGCCCCTATGCCTTGTTCTTTTATTGAAATAAGCCAGTCACCGAGGTGTCCCCAGACATCAGGATCTTCTTTCATTTTCATATTCCCCCATTAGAGCAATAGGTATCTGTGGGGTGAGTGACGTCAGCCCTTGTGAGTGAGTTAATAGGATGCCAGCCGCAATACGTGGATACAGATGTGATGAGAGTGATTGCGGTGGCAAAGTCGGTTGACACTGCACACACTTAACGTATACTGACGCTATACAGTATACGGCGGCGCACAATGATTAAGAGTTTTAAACATAAAGGGTTAGAAAAATTCTTTAAAACAGGCTCTACAGCAGGCATTCAGGCAAACCATGCTGTAAAACTGAATATTCAATTAACCGCGTTAAACACCGCCAAAAAACCCGATGACATGAACGCGCCCGGCTGGAAATTACACCCGTTAAAAGGCGCTGATTTAAAAGGCCACTGGGCTGTTTCTGTCAACGGGAACTGGCGGCTGACATTTCGCTTTGAAGGCGAAGATGCCATCTTGGTTAATTATCAAGATTATCACTGAGGAATCACATAATGAGCAGAATGTATAATCCCGCACATCCCGGCATTGTCTTACGCGAATATTTAGGCGACATTTCTGTTACCGAAGCTGCGAAAGCGCTGGGTGTCACCCGTGTGGCTTTATCCCGTATTTTAAATGGCAGCGCAGGCATATCCGCAGATATGGCACTTCGTTTAGAAGCGGCATTAGGAACCAGTGCCGAAATGTGGACAAATATGCAGTCCCAGTATGAGTTGTGGCAGGCTTCTCAACAACAGCGCCCCGAAATCAGGCCGATATTTGCACATCTGTAATGATGAAGTGGTTAGGTATTGCCGAACCACTTCAACTATCCGGTCATTCCGGTGAGTTGAGTTGTAAACGCTAAGTTGACAACTGCCCGTTGATCTCCTGTACAGTCTGCTTAAACCGTGCCTCTTCCAGCTCCACACCCAAAACACGACGATTTAACTTTAACGCCGCTTTTAACGTTGCCCCAGAACCCATAAAGAAATCGGCCACCACATCCCCTTCCCGGCTGCTGGACTGGATAATATGTGCCATTAAATCAGCGGGCTTTTCGCAAGGGTGCTTGCCTGGATAATACTGAACAGGTGCAAACTGCCAGACGTCGGTATAAGGCACTGCTGCCGTGACTGAGAACGAACGGCGCATTAAGCCATATTCCTGCCGCAATTCATCATACTGACGCGACAGGGTGAAATGAGAGTCCACCAGCTCAGGATACGGGGTGTTCAGTTCACCACGCTGGTGCTTTTCGTTAGCGATACGCTCAAACAGTCCCTGCAACTTTTGGTAGTCAGTTTCACTGGGTAACTGCCATTGACTATCGCTGAACCAGTGACTGGCCATCTGCTTTCCGGTGGCTTTGTGTATGTCTTTTGCCGTGATGCCTAACGCTTTACGAGCATCACGAAAATAATCCACCAGCGGTTTAAACACCGACTGTTTTAGTTCCCGGCATTGTTTGAAATAGCCATCGCCTTTCGGGTGATAGGGACCTTGGTAATGTTCGGCAAAAATAATACGTTCTGTGGCCGGAAAATACATCCGCAGGCTTTCTTTATGCTGCCTGCGCCACGGGCCAGACGGTTTCGCCCAGATAATATGGTTCAGCACGTTAAACCGTTCCCGCACCAGCAGTTCCGTATCCGAGGCCAGACGCGAACCGCAGAACATATACAGGCTGCCGTTCGGTTTCAGTATCCGCCAGAATTCAGCCAGCACTTCATCCAGCCACGCAAGGTAGGCCGTGGCATCCTCCCACTGGTTATCCCAGTGACAATCTTTCACGCGAAAGTACGGCGGGTCCGTGGCAATTAAGTCGATGCAGTTATCAGGCAGGGTTTTGATAAATTTCAGGGAGTCATCGTTGACTAAGGTGACAGGGCGTAAATCCATCCGCTTTTTTCCTCTCGACGCTGACTGTTCTCAGGAAAACCACAACACGAAAAGCCGGCATTTACCGGCTACACTTTCACGTTCTGGGAAATACCCCCATCAGGGAGAACGTTTGAAAAACGTGTCATCTTCCCGGCTTTCCATTAAACCCGCCAGACGAAATTGCGTTAACAGTAATTGGCAACGGGGCTCAGGCAGCCCCATTAATTTAGACACTTCAGAAACAGAAAACCACGTATGCAAAGGAACGGCGTCTAAAACACAGGCGGCTGTTATTGTCATATCTTCATGTTTTAGCATGATAAATTTAACCCTCCGGGCAGTTTTTATGCATGAACACACATGTAACTCTGACCAAAGACAACAGCAAGTCTTATGTTTTATTTCAGGCGTAAAAAAACCTTGCACGGGGCAAGGTTTAAGCTGTCTGGTATTAATAAGCTGGGTGACTTTGCTATCACGTTTATCACAATAGCACCGTTTTTACGATCGTAAAGCGTTATTTTTATATGCAGTCACATCATGGATATTGCATTAACGGGATGTCTTTATCCATGTCCAGTGCAATATCCAGCATCATTAACATCCCTTCAATAACGCCTTCGGCCTTTTGTAATCGCTTCCCGATGTGCGTATCCGAACAATGATGATCATGGGCGAGTTGCATAAAGGTTTTACCGAACACGTAATAATCAAATAGCAGATCGTGCGCATCGTTACACTGTTGATTCAGTTTTGCCATGCAACTGGCGATAATCATGGCATCGTCATCACAACACTGTACGCGGGATTTCACCCGGTTCGGGATTAACCCTTTGAAACCTGCCGCAATGGAAGACCAGTAAACCCCGTCACGATTATCCGCAGCCCATGCGCCCCAGCGCTCCATCACTAACTGAATATCACGCATTCATGCACTCCCCTGTGATTAAAGCGCCCTGTCGGCATAACGACGTTGTTTTTGTTGGGTTTGTTGCGACCTGCGGCAAATTTCGGCTGCCGATATCTGATCCGTCGGCAGGTAATGACCGTGCCGGAATGCCTGATAAACCGTGCCGGTTTGCCCGTGACGGTTCTTCTCCAGAATAATTTCCGCGTACTGACTGGCGGGGCTGAGTGGGTTATACACCCCATCCCGATAAGTAAAAATAATGCGATCCGCATCCTGCTCCAGTGAGCCGGAATCACGTAAGTCAGCCGCTATCGGGCGGCGCTGATGCAAAGGACGCTTATCCACGTCCCTTGAGAGCTGGCTCAAAGCCGTGACCGGAGTATGCAGCCGTTTCGCCAAGCCTTTCAGTGCTTTCGATATTTCTGCCACAGCTAAGTCGTGGCGGTCAGCCCGGGGTTTTCTAATCAACCCAAGATAGTCGACGAAAATGCCCTTTAAGTTCGGGTGACGACGCTTATGAGTTTCACTGATAGCGCAAATTTGTTCGATACTCAGGTCGCTGGCATCCAGCACATGAATATCCCGGTCGATGAGCGAACCCAGTGCATTGCCAATCCGCCCCCAGTCCTCATCATACAGTTCACAGTTCCTGAGTTTAGACACCGGCATCGCCGCCGAACTCGCCACCATGCGCTCGGCAATTTGTTGCGCCGCCATTTCCATGGAAAACAACAAAGCACCACCGCCGTCGCAGGTCATGCCGTCAATCATGCACAGGGCCAGTTCCGTTTTTCCCATGCCCGGACGTCCGCCCAGCAAAATCAGGTCAGTCGGGTTAAATCCGCCGGTCAGTTCGTCCAGCGGCTCAATGCCCGTCAGGATCATACCGGTCTTGCCCTGATTGCGCGCCTCCAGTGTTTCAACGTACCTGTCCAGTAAGGTACCGATGACAACAGGTTGTAAGCTACTCTCGCTCTGGGATATCCCATTAAACTGGGACGCAAACGCCTCAATCAGTGCTTCCGCTTGCGTGTGATTGCCACAGGCTTGAATCTCTTGCTGGTAACGGTTAATCAGCTCAGTGACTTGACGTACCCGCCAGTAACGCATGACTTTTTCCGCATAGCCTTTTAAATTGGCTCGCCAGACCGGCGTTTTGGCCAGTTCGAGTAGGTGAGCCAGAATACCGCGTTCTTCACCCATCGCATCCGCAATGAAAAAGGGATCGATAATCGCACTGCTCAGGGCCTGCCTTTTGATTTCTCCGTACACCCGGCGCAGATGAACGGAGCTGAACGCCTCATCCGGTAGCATCGCTAATACATCGTAAGCGTCCGGTGTTGCCCCGCCGGATAACAAGCCACTGATAACGGCCATTTCCAAATCATAGACATTCATGCGATTTCCCTCCGGTAGCTTTCCCAGTCAAAGGCCAATACCGTGCCGCCCTGAAACACTCTATCCAGCGTCCGGTCACCCAAAAACTGCGCCAGCTCAGTCACGGGCAAATTACTGATCAGAATGGTGGGCAGCAGGTCTTCATAGCGATTATTCAGTACCTCAAACAGAATATGGCGTTCAGACTCCGTGCCGTACTGCACGCCGATTTCGTCAATCACCAGCAAATCCAGCTCGCTGTAAAATTTCAGAGTGTCAAATTCACTCATTTCACCCTCGCTGTTCCATGAGCGACGAAACGCCCGGATGATGCGTGACGCAGTGGTGATAAAAACCGCTTCATCATAGCCTGTTGCAATTTCACGGCAGAGGGCGACGGCAAGGTGAGTTTTGCCTGTGCCCTGACGCCCACACAGGATCATACCTTCCCCTGCTCGCTTGCGTTCCGCCCATGTCTGGACGTAGCCCTGACAGGTTTTCAGATTGGTTTCTGCCCTGCGGTTCTGTGGCTGGTAGGTGGCAAAGCTGGCCTGCGCAAAGCGGGGAACGATTTTCAATATTCCCGGTTCCGTTGTTTCCATCACGTCTGCTGCTCCTTAAAGATTTTTTGTCCAGCTCGCGCCGTGTGATTCATAACACTTGTGCTCAAATCCGCTATGGGTGTTGACTTGGGGCTGCCGACCAGATTTCTGCTTGTCAGGAAATAACCCTTGCCAACTGTTGGCAATGGAGGTGCAAATCACCTCGTCAGGATGAGTGCATCCCGCTAATTGCCTGGCCTGCTGGCGGCAACTGGTTTCGGTCAGGGGTTTCCTGATTTCCTGCCTGAATGTCACCCAATCCGCCCACATTTCGGCACTGACATTCTCGGGTTTGGCCGTCAGGGGATCGAATACTGATTTTTTTGCCTGTTTTTCCTGCCCAGCCCCTTGGGGTTTTATAGGTTCTTTGACTGATTCCTTGACTGGTTCAAAAGAGTGACTGATTCTGGTGCCATCTGACGGCATAGGGGGTCTGCCATTTGGCGGCACAGGGGTGTCAGCAGATGGCATAGGGCTGCCAGCCAGTGGCACAGGGGGTATGCTTTTGGGTGACACAGGGTCAGCGGATAAATTCAGGTAATAGACATTCGAGGCATTCCCTTTCCCGTTGTGATTACCCAGCCGATTTTCCTTGGTCAGCAAGCCCATCTTAATCAGGACACCAATGTGACTTCGCACGGCGCTTTTGCTGCATTCACAGTGATCTGCAATATGCTGATACGAGGGCCAGCACTCCCCTTTGTCGTTTGCATTATCGGCTAGTTTAATCAGCACCAGTTTCCTCAGAGGATTGCCCACCCGGATACTCATTGCCTTTGCCATCAGACTCATACTCATGCTGTTTCTCCCTGTTACCGTATGTTAAATCCCATCCCCATGTTCATCCCGGACGCACCTCAAACACCCGGCATCATCCGCCACCAGTGGTAATTGGAAATTTATTTAGGGGTTTTGGCTTCAGGTGGCGGGAAAACGGTAGGCAGATCAGGACGCAATTCATGAGCCTGAACCGCCCCGTTTGAAAAAACCACAATATCGGGGACCCGTGATACCGAAACCCGTTTTTTCCGTACAACCATGCACTGATGAGCGATTGCGCACACCCCAGAACCTGAGCCAATTTGGCCTGACTGCCTGCGATATCTATCACTTTTTTTATCACACTGTTTTTCATTAGTTCCTTTCTCCAACACCACGGCAATAACAATATCACTAACAGTCAATATAAATCACTATTGGAGTATTTGTAAAGGTATCACTTTAGAGATAGAATAAGAAAAAAATGTTCCAAGACAGCGGTTCTTGGGCTTATCACCTGTATTTCACGTAAATGCGGGAACCACTCATGAGGCACTTATGACGCTTGCTGATAGATTAAAAGAAGCCATGGCAGATAAGGGGCTGACCCAATCTGCTCTGGCAAAAAAAGCCGGCATGGCACAATCCATGATATGGAAATTACTTTCCGGGAACGCCGTCAAAACAGGCAGACTCGTTGATTTGGCCAAGGCGCTTGACGTGCGCCCGGAATGGCTTAGTGATGGCAGTGGTCATAAATCGCAGTCCGGTGATACTGATTTTGCTGTCAGGCATGACAACCGTTATGCACCGGTAAAAATTTATGAAGCAGAACAAGAAACCCCAGAGTTCTTCATGGTGCCGGCCTTTTCTGAACAGCAAACCTCGTTTGAATCCTGCCGGGCTTATCGCATCACCCAAAATACCGGCTGCGCTGAAGCGCCGGAAAGGACGGTGATTGTGGTGGATACACAGGAAGAGATCGCCAATGATGATTTAGTCTATGCACGCATCGGAGAGCACTATTCAGTTTATCGTTATAAACAAGGGGGGGCAGCCAATTTTTTATCTGTTGATGACTCGCGTATCCCCTTGATAACCTTCTCTCCTGACATGGAAATCGTCGGTGTGATTGTTTATTTATTCCGTAACATGAAGCGAAAACGATAACATTCCTCTCCCTGCTCTAAACACCGCCAAACCCTGCCTCTATTTGCGACAAGATACTGTTTTTAATGCAGTATCTTTAGTTTCATTGAAATTATTATCACCCTCAAGATCCAAAATCATTCAAATAATATCAAATTAAAACTATTTGATATCAATAAGATAATTAAAAAATTTGATATATATCACTATAGGTATGGATTTGATGAAATTTAAGTGATAATGTTAGCCACATCAAAGTGATAGGAATAATCACTACCATAGTCAGCGAGAGGATTTATGCGTACCTTCATTTCTGCCATCATCAAGAAACCGGCAACAAAACAAAAAAATGCTATCACCATTAATGGTATTGTTGCCAATATCGCACAAACAAACAGCCTGCATACAGGAACAACACATATCACCTTTTTGGCAGATCAATATCATCAGGGCAAAACCCAGAATCACGGCATGGATATACAAAATAAAGATGAATTTAAACATCATATCTTAACAACGTATCGAGTCAGCCCAAAACATACAGAGCCTGTTCCTTGCTATAATTTAGAACTGATTGTCGATTACGGTTATGCACTCTATAAGCGGAGAGGACGATATATGCATTTAATTGATATCATTCCTCTGATTAAAGCAGACAAGAAAACACGGCCAGTAATAAAAATAGCCACACAATAAACGACTATAAATACAATCTATAAATTTCAATCAATATTAAAACTGAATGACAGCGCCTGCGCTGGGGAATGTTTCACTCTAAATTCAGAATGGTTACGTACAAGAAGAGAACACGAAAGAAGTCTGTTATATGGAAACTGCAAATAAAATGGCTCAAATGGAGCCAGAAAAAATATCATCTTACATCGTCACATTGGGAACAAACAAAACACTGAGCAATGCATATCAGTAATCAAAACAACAAGAGATACGCCCTGCTGTTACTACAGATAGCCCGAGCACAAGCAAGGGAGTTTTGAGAAATGGCTATCAGAGAGGGAGGCAAGTCATGGCGATAAGATACATTAAGCGTGAAGAGATGCAACGACTCACAGGAAAAAGCAAAACAACCCTTTGGAGAATGTATGCAAAAAGAAATGAGTTTCCTAAACCAGATAAAACTGCTGGTGGAACATTTCTAGGATGGCCTGAAGAGGTCTATGAGGCTTGGGTGAGAGAGAAGAAGTAG